TTATAAGTTATTTAACTTGTCTAACACTTCTAATTTCTTTTCTTTCATAACATGAGTATAAATGTCCATGGTGGTAGCTATGTCAGAATGTCCTAGCAACACTTGGACGGTTTTGATAGGAATTTCTAACTCAAATAATCTAGTTGCATAGCTATGCCTTATTGAGTGGAAACTTCTATGAGGGATATTTAATTTTTTACAAAAAGCAGTAATTCTTCTTTGAGGTCTTTTTGGTTCAATAGGTTTTCCATTATCAGAAAAAATTAAATCATGATCCTTGGGTAAGGTTTCTAACATTTTTAAAACTTTATCTGGTAAAGGAATTTCTCTTGCACTATTTTTTGTTTTTAACTCTTTAAATTTATATGTTAATTTCCTATCATTTACTTTTTCTACTTCAACATTTCTTCTATACTGTCTTGTAATGCTAACCATATTCCCTTTTATATCGCTCCAGTGTAGCCCTAAAACTTCTCCAAGCCTTAGACCTGTATAAAATGTAAAGTAAATCAGTGCATCAACTATATTCCTAGTATCAAGACTTTTAATGACTAACTCTTGTTCTTCTTTAGAAAAAACATTTACACTTTCTTTTTTAACTAATTTTTGTAAAGTTACACCAGGACAAAAGTCTTTCATCATTACTCCTTGTATTAAAGCGAATTTTATACAAGAGTGGACCTGGATATAGGTTTTTTTAATAGTGTTTATTGTAAAGTTTTCTTGAAGTTCATTAAAATATTTTTGTAAATCATTTAATGTTATTTGGTTAGCTTTTTTTCTGGCAATAGAATATGGCATAATTCTTAATCTATAACTTGTTTCATATTCATAAAAAGTATTAGAGCTAACTTCTACTTTTTTAAAATTAAAAATCCAATTTTCAAATAATTTACCAAATGTGATATCTGAATTAGATAAGCTATTAGTCTTAGCTTGATATTTAGCTGTATTCATTTTATCCAGTACCACAGACTTTTTATAGCTACCAAAACTTTTTCTAATCTGTTTACCCTCACTATCCCATCCAACAGTAACATTAGCTTTATAGTAAGGTTTACCATTTCTAGTAACAACAGAAATAGTTCCTTCTCCATTTGCTTTTCTTCCCGCCATTAAAAAAATCACACTCCTTTCAAAAAATTGACGTACTTAAATAGAGTGTGATATAATCTAAATAGATGATATAGAAGAGTACCACACTCTTGAAGCCTTTTAGTTGTTGGTAGCAACTGAGAGGCTTTTTTGTTAATAATTTTATTGACTTTTGACTACCAAAAAATATATAATAAATTAAAAACTAATGAGAGGTGATAAAAATGTCAATAATAAATATTATTCGTGGAATAGTTACTTATATTTTTTTTATCTCTCTACTTTTTTTATTATTTTATTATATTTTACTATTTTTTCTTAAAGAAACACCTGCTTCAATTTTAGCGATAATATTTTCAATTTTGTTAACTTTTAAATGTTTAAGAGTCAATTGGGGCATCAGATGATTCCTCTTCCTTTTCAATATCTTCTCTAATTTTCTTAATTACTTCAGGCTCTTTAATTTGTAATTTTGATAAATTTCTATTGTACTCTCTTTCTTCTTTTTCTTTTATATATTCAAGACAAAGTTTTATGTACTTGTACAACCCTTCACTTTTTACTTTAAATTTACAACCTAATGCGGATATTTCAAAATCACAACCTAAAAGAGCTAAAAATATGACTGTTCCAATAACAGTGTAAATTCCAGCCTCTAGGCTAATTGGTCCAGGTGAATTTAAGTTTAATTTTACAGTAGGTTTTGTTTTTTCTTTGAAATAATTAGCAGAAAACCTAGTAGCATTATTTAAAATAGACAAATAGTCTGTAAGGGAATCAAAGTCAATATTTTCCTCAGTCTTTACATTAAAAGTCATATGAGCTTCACTGTTTTTTAAGAACAAATCAGAGATTAGATTATCAACTAACTCTATAATTTCTTTGTCAGCGATTAATGATATCCCATGTGGAGAAAATAAATGCAATAAAACTTTTGCAGGGACATTCTCACTTTTTGTAGTTTTAATCCACTTCACTTTTCTTCTTTTATCAGGAATAATTTGACTATTTGCAGCAATAATACTTTCCTCTAAAAGAAGTTGATCACTAATATAAATATCAGAATCTTCAATAATACCAAATGAAATAATTTCTCGACCAGCTGAAGGCATTATAATAACATCATCTTTTTTTACTTCATGAACAAAATTATATATTTTACTAGCTATTTGACCAATTTGATTTTCACTATCAGTTAATATTGTAGCAATTTTATCTTTTAATTGCTCTTTTGTAGCTGTTTTTAAAAATTCTAAATCATTAATAGCATATCCTATGCCAGTAAAACCAAGTCTCAAAAATTCATTGAAAAAGGCTCCTTCTTTTCCAGCTCTAATTAACCAGTATCTTCTATCTGGATTGATTATTTCAATTCCTAACTCTTGAACAAATTCAGCCAATTGTTCTTCATTCAATTCCATTTTCTTCACTCTCCCTATTTATCTTTAAAATGTATGTAGTTTGTTTTTTATTAGTCTTTAGAAATATAGTAATAACCATTTGAGGTCTTTTTAATTTTTCCTAATTCTAGCAATTTATTTAAAGCTTCATCTATGTTATTTTTATCAACATAAGCAATAATTGAATAAAAATCAGATTTTCTTAATTTCCTATCTATTTTTTGTATTATCTTTTTTATATTTTCATTTAATGGATTATGGTGTTGTCTTTTAAGAACTTCACTATAAGATAAAGCTTTAAATCTCTTTAAATTTACCAAATAATCCAAGTTAATTTTTTTTAAGTATAATAATACATCCTCACAAATTATATTTGTAGAGTGATGCCATTCTTCAACTTTACCATCAGTAGAGAAATATGCCGAATCTATCAACTTAGATATAATATTAACCTGTTTACTTAATTCTCTGTCTTCAAATTCTTCATGAGTTTCAATATCAGTCCATTTAGGAGAGCATATCTCAAAATTACTATAATCCTTAATATAATATTTTATTTCATATAAACAAAAATTAATAGCAAAAAAATTGGCAATAAATTCTTCATCAAATAATATCGGTTCATATGAATAATCATCTTCTAACATTATTATAAAATTTTTAACTGAATTATGAGCATTTATAATTTCTGGATTTATTCCAAGAACATTAGGGATATTATATGGATCAATATTATGTGTTTGTTTATGTATATGCCAAAATAAGAAATGCGCGAATTCATGAGCCATTACAAAATTCCACTCTACACTATTATATCTTAATTCATCATTATTATAATAAATCGTAAATTTTCCTTTATTATTGTGTATAAAAGAGATTTCATCTTCTTTATTAAACTTTTTTTTGAAATTATTGTTTTCTATAAAATTTTTAAAGTCATTAGAATTTAAGGATTTTATATCTATAGCAAAATTATTAATACAATCCTCAATATTACCTAAAAAAAGGTTTGAAAACTTTCTAGCTAATAAACGAACATACCTAATCATTTTCTTTATCACCTATTCCATGAAATGCAGCAATTTCATTAGCATCAGAATTTGAGTTTTTTATTTTTGAGACATGCTTTTTTGGAACAATCTTAGGTGTTATAGATTCTTTAGGAACAAAAAAATATTCTATGATATCACACAATAAATTTTCTAAGCCAACATGTCCTTTGTTAGTTAATTCTACTTTTTCTAATGCTAACTGAATAAGTGAAATAACAGTACCTAATTTTATATTTTCGTCACTATTTAAGTCTAATTCTTTAAAAGCAGATTTATCTTTTGGATCTCCTATTATTATAGATATTTTTTTATTTTTATATTTAACATCTCCAGCAAGATTTTCATTTATATAAAAATCATGCGTTTCTTTTGATAAATTTATTTCAGATATCTCTTCTTTTATTTTATTTAATTTTTTAAAAATTTGTCTTAATGTTTCTTTAGGGGCTTTCTTATCTAAAGATAAATATGCACTTTCTATACTACTTTCACCAGTTAAAAGCTTATTTAAACCCTCTAACTCATAAGTGGAAAGAGGAGCAGTATCAACTGAAAAAGGTATAGACTCCCACCCCATCAAATATGCTGGGGTAGTTTTTAAAACATTTGCTAATTCTTTTACTTTAGATAAAGGTAAATCAGTTATATCTTGTTCTATTTTATGAATAGAAGTTTTTGATTTATAATTCATTTTTTCGGCTAACTCTTCTTGGGATAACCCTAATTCTTCCCTTTTCAATTTAACTTTTTCACCAAGTGTCATAACTATACCTCCTTGATTTTTATAACTGAATTATATAATAAAAGACACTAAAAAGCAACTTTTTTTTAAAATTTTTAAAAAATATGTTGACTTTAAGAGAACGGTATGATATATTTATTTTAGACACTTAAAGTAAACAAAATTTAAAAAGGAGGTTTTTTTTATGATTGATTCAGAGTTACTAAAAGAAAAAATAGAAAAAAGTGGTTATCGTTTTAGCTGGATAGCTAAACAATTAAATTTAAGCCCTTTTGGAATGAGAAAAAAAATTAATTGTGAAACTGAATTTAAAGTATCAGAGGTTAAGAAAATATCAGAAGTTTTAAAATTAAGTGATACAGAAAGAAAAAAAATATTTTTTTAATCATTTTAGACACTTAAAGTAAACAAGAAAAATAAAAAAACTGATAATTATTGGGAATAATTATCAGTCTATAGGGATTATTTTTTCTTAGAAGATGTCTTAGTTTGAGATAAAGCACTTCCAGCTACTGATTTAGAAGTACTGCTATATCTATCATCTCTAAGAATTTTAGAGGCTTTTGAAGCCACTGATTTAGAAGTTTGTTTAGAGTTAGCCATTATAACACCTCCTATTTCATTTTATTAGCAACAAGCTATAATAGTTGCTAATAACTTTATAACATAATAAGAGTTATTTGTCAATAAAAAGGCTAGTATTATATCATTTTTTCTACAAAAAAGTTTTTAGTAAAGGAGAAAATATGAAAAATTTTTTAATAAGAAGTATAGTTATGCCTTGTATTACTTCATTAATAACATTTTATTTGATAATCAAGTTTATGTATTAAAAAGATTATAGGTTTTAGTTAACCAAAAAGTTAATAAATACATATCCTGAAAAAATTTTAGACGAAATATTTTTTGAGTAGATTAAGGAGGCATTATGAACAAAAATTATGAAGAAATTGAAAAAGAGTTAGAAAACAAAAATTATGAAGAAATTGAAGAAGAGTTAGAAAACAAAGATTATGAAGAAGAATTAGAAGAAGATGAAATGGAAAAGGACAACAGAACAGATGATGAGTATGCCAATGGATATCCTAGAAGAGGTTATACATGTGCTGACTGCATTTATTCTGACTGTGATGGTAATCAATTATGTAGCTTATTTGAGCCTTGGTAAAAGGAGAGGATATGGAAAAATCAATAAACATAAAAATAATAATAAAAGAAAATATAAATATAAAAGAATTAATTAAAAAAATTAAAAATGAGCTAGACACAAAAGATGGTTATAAATTACCAATAGAAAATCCAGTTATGGAATCTACAAAAAGCATATAAGACTGTAAATTTATGTTACATCCACCATTAAGGATAGTTACATTTTTTAAAAAAATGCAATCAGAAAAAGTTATTTTTTCTTTATTTTCTGAGCTTTTATTATAAGTTTTCATAGCTAAATGTGACATATAAACTACAAGTGTTTCATTAGAAATATTTTTTTCTAAATTTGAAACTTCATCTAAGGAAAACATTTCACCCACAATAGTTCCTGTAGATGTTGTAAAAATTAGTTTGTTATTTTTTAAATCAGGTGTGTTTTTAATGAGACCATTTATTAAATGTAAAACATTACTTTTAGGGAAATTATCCATAAATCCTCCTATAAAAATATCTAGCTCATAAAAGTATTATATCACAAGTAAAAGAAAGGAGAAGTATGGAAGAAGTAAAAAATATATCAATAACAGATAAAAATGGAAATTTAATAGCGAATATAGCTATAAAGTGGGAAACAAAGGAAATAGAAGTTATTTCTGATAAAGGGTATAAAGTTGTAGAAATGAATGAGGTATCTGATAAAAGAAACTAGTTATCCAAGATTATTTCCAGTTTTGCCGTCAGGATTAGAAGCAGGAGTTTTAACTCCATTGATTTTTCTTACATGGTAATCACTATAATTACCTTTCTCAATTTCTTTCACAAATTGAGTACGAGACATAGTTTTACCAGTTGAATTATCTTTAAATGTTTCATTTCTACCAGTTGAAGATTCTTTAACTACTGAAACTTTTTTACTCATATTATCACCTACATATAATTACAGATACCTCAATTAATTATATGTATTTTAATTAAAAGAGTAAAGAGAAAAAATAATATAAGGAGGACATGATGCTAGAAATAAGAAAAATATGGAATGATACTTACCTAGTAAATGGTGAGTATCTGACACAAGACTACAATCAAGCTGTAATACTAGCAAATGCAGGTAAAAAAATAAAAGGTTTTGAGGTTGATTGTATGGAATTGAGTTTAAAAAAATATTTAAAATTCAAGGCTAAAACATTAATGAAAGCTCTTTGGTTTTGTATAAATAAACCTTTAGATATTCTAATGGAATGGGCATAAGGAGATGGATATGGAAGAAAAGATGATGTTGACAATTCCAGAAACTGCTAAATTGACAAATATTGGTGTTGCAAAATTAAAACAAATAGCAAGAGAATATTCTGATTTTCCTTGTATAAAAATAGGAGTTAAACACTTAGTAATCAAAGAAAAACTTCCTGAATGGTTTGAGAAGCACAAGGGAGAAGAGTTATGAAGAAATTAGCAATAGTTTTAGCTGCAATATTAGTAGTATATAAAAGAAAAACATCTGTTGACAGCGACCAAACTAAAACAGATGTTCAAAACAAATAGGGTAGGTAAACCCTTACTTACCCTTGATTTTACACTAAATTAAAGAAAATATCAAGGAGGAAATTTATGTTAGTTTATGTATCACACCCAAATACTGGGGAAGAAGATAAAAAAATAGTTGAAGATTTTATAAAAGAAAACTTAAAAAAATATAAAGATGTAACATTCATATCGCCAATTCATACATTGGACTGGCAATATGCTGAAAATACTCAACTCTCAAAAAAAATGAATGATCATGTTGAGTTGTTATCAAAATGTGATGTCATTGTTATGAAAACATTAAAAGATGTTATGCACTATCCTGAATGCTTGTTAGAAGCAGGATATGCAAAAGGTAAAGCAATTTCTTTCGTACTATGGAATGAATTTGATAAGTACATGAAAAGATTTGATGCTGATTTTGAAGATGATGAGGACTAGGTGATATAGATGTTAAAAGCAAAATTTATAGACAAAATTTTAGAAGTTATGGGAGAAGAAGCAGACAGAATTTGGATAGATAACAAAGAGGTTACTGTTTGTTTTAAAGATAGCAAAGATGTAGATGGTAATGCAGAAATACTTAAACATATCTATACTTTAAAGCTAAATGAAGCCGTAAGAGAGTACAGAATTTCTATTGACTATGAATTAAAAACAATAGAAATACATAGAAAATATGACTTTGTATGTTTAAGAAATTTCAAAAGTTGTGATAATAAAATTTGGACTGCTATTTTAGAAGATTTGGAAAAAGATAGAAAGAAAAGAAGGGAAAGATAGTTATGGATATAAAAGAATATAATTCTCAAAATGCTGGAAAACAAGTTTTAGTGCTACAAGAAAAAGAAATAAAAAGTTTAATGCACTTTTCTAGCATAGCTAAAGACGCAAAAGTTCTTAAAGGTTTAATAGTTGCTGGAAAATATGCTGGTTTTACTGACAGTTATAGATTAGCAGCAATAAAAGATACAAGAGAAGAATTAACAGGAGCAGATATAGCAATGTATCCAATGCCTGCATTAGAAGAACTTAAAAAAGCCTATTCTATGGCAGTGTTAAATAATGGAAAATTAGCCATTCAAGTGGGCAGCGAAGTGACAGAGTATGAACCCATTCATGATGATATTCCTAATATTAAGGCTCTTATTGAGATGTATGAATATGGAGGAGGTCGTTCAAAAGCAAGAGCGGTAAACAAGATTACTGATGATACAGTCTGGAAAATGTTAAAGCTAATAGATAGCACAGATGAAAAAAGATATTTCAGTTTTGAAGATGGAAAGCTGATAGTAGAAGCATATCCTAATGGGAATTCTGTACTGTTGTTAGATGTTTTAGAGTTAGATAATAAAAAAGCTAAATTAAAAACAACCTTAAATTTTAAATATATAGATTTATGGTTGAAGTATGTAAAAGATGATAGCTTTGAAATCGCATTAGCTAAGAATAATAAAAATGCTATTCAAATTAGTAAAGACAACTTATTTTATGTAGTTATGCCAGTATCATTGAGAGATTAAAGGAGTTGATAGAAATGACTAAAATAGAAGAAGTGTTGGAATATATAAGAGGTAATTCTTATGCAACAAATAAAGAAATTTCTGATGATTTAAAAATCGGAGATGGAGTAGTTAGAGTTTATATGGATGATTTTAGAGAAATTAAGGTAATCAATGAAAAGATTAGAGTTGGAGAACTTATTATAAGACTTGTGGATAAATTGTAGGAGGACTAAATGACAAAATTTTTAATAAATGGAATTTGGTATGAATCGGTGTTAGAAGATAATGGTATAGCAGTTTTACAAGATATGTATGGTTGCACTTTAACTATTCCAGTTAAAGATTTATGGAAATACATGGAATAAAGGAGGTGTTCAGTATGCAGGTAAAAAATAAAAAAGTCTGTTGCGACTACCACATCATCAACAGACAAATATACATACTTTAAAAATAAGATATCACAAATTAATAAAAAATGCAAATAGGAGGATAAATAAATGGTAAAAGTAGAATTTACAGGAAGTGTTGAAGAAGTTAAAAAGGAAATAAGGGAATTTATAGAAGTGAACTCTACCGGAGTAACTACTGAGGAATTAACAACAGCTATAAAATCAAGTTTAGAAACAGAAGCGAAAGCAGAAGAAAAATCTACTGCTAAGGTAGAAAAGAAGAAAGAAACTGTTAAAAAGATAGAAGAAGCACCTACTCAAAAGTTACCAACAGCACCAACTAAACAAGAGGTAACACCAGCAGAAGTTCCAACACCTCTACCAACTAAAACTGCTGAGTACACACCTGAAGATTTACAAAAAATAGCAGCAGCTTGGGTAAATAAGGATATAAATAATAACAGAACAGCATTGGTAAATCTATTAGCTAGTTTTGAAGTTAAAGCTATTACATTTTTACCAAAAGAAAAGTATGGAGCTTTTGTTCAAGAGCTTAAAAACTTAGGAGCTGATGTTTAATGGCACATGCACTATTAGGACCTTCTAGTGCGGCAAGATGGATAGCCTGTCCACCTTCTGTCAAGCTCTGTGAACAGTTTGAAGATGTTGAAAGTGAGTATGCAAAAGAAGGTAGTTTGGCACATGAAATAGCAGAATTGAAGGTAAGAAAATTAATAGATCCTGGATTAACTTCTAGGAAATTTACAGCTGCAATGAAGAAGCTAAAAGAAAAAGAGTTATATCAAGAAGAAATGCAAGGGTACACAGATGAGTATGTGGAGTTTATTCAAGAACAAATGTATTCACATTTAGTAACCCCACATATAGCAGTAGAACAGAGAGTAGATTTTTCACAATATGTTCCTGACGGGTTTGGAACTGCTGACTGTATTTTAATAGCCAATGATACCTTACACATTATAGATTTTAAATATGTGAAAGGAGTCCCAGTAAGTGTAGAAAATAATAAACAGCTTTTACTTTATGCACTTGGAGCTTATCTTGCCTATGAAATGATATTCCCGATAGAGCATATTAAAATGTCAATTGTACAGCCGAGACTTAACAATATAGACACTTGGGAATGTAGCTTGGATTATTTATTAGAGTTTGCAAAGATAGCACAAGAAAAGGCTGCTATGGCTTTAAAAGGCGAAGGTGATTTTAACTGTGGGGAACATTGCAAGTTTTGCAAAGCAAAAGCTGTTTGTAGAGAAAGAGCTAATGCAAACCTTGAACTTGCAAAATATGAGTTTAAAGCAGCTGCCCAATTAACCTTGGAAGAAATAGGACAGATATTAGAAAAGGCAAAAGACTTAGCTAAATGGGCTGATGATTTAAAAGATTATGCACTATCTGAAAGTTTAAAAGGGAATGAAGTACCTGGTTGGAAAGCAGTTAATGGTAGAGGCAGTAGAAGTTTTACCAACACTGATGAAGCTATAAAGGTACTTGTAAATAATGGAATAGCTGAGGAGTTATTATTTGAAAGAAAATACTTAACCTTGGCACAAATGGAAAAGACAGTAGGTAAAAAAGAATTTAATAGTTTAGTTGGAGATTTAATAGTTATGAATGTAGGAAAGCCAACTCTTGTAAAAGCTTCTGATAAAAGAGAAGCTATAACAAACAAGATAAAGGCAGAAGATGAATTTAGTGTAGTAGAAGATATTAATAGTTTATAAAGGAGAAGTGATATTAATGGCTAATGAAACAAGAGTAATGACAGGAAAAGTAAGATTAAGTTTTGTACATTTATTTAAACCTTATGCAGCAGAAAAAGGGCAAGAAGAAAAGTACAGTTGTACAATTCTAGTTCCAAAAACTGATGTACAAACAAAGGCAAAATTAGATGCTGCAATAAATGCAGCAATAGAAAAAGGAATTAATAGTGTATGGAATGGGGTAAAACCTCCAAAACCAACTATCCCTATTTATGATGGTGACGGAACAAGACCATCTGATGGAGAAGAATTTGGACCCGAATGTAAAGGGCATTGGGTATTTACCGCAAGTGCAAAAATAGATTATCAACCAGGAATAGTAGATATAAAGGCTCAACCAATTTTAAATCAATCTGAAATTTATTCAGGAGTTTATGCGAGAGTATCAGTAAACTTTTTCCCTTATGCAGTAAGTGGAAAAAAAGGAATAGGTTGTGGATTAGGTAATGTGCAAAAGCTAATGGATGGAGAGCCTTTATCAGCAGCAGGAATTAAAGCAGAAAAAGAATTTGGAGAAGTGGAAATAGATCCAGTAACTGGTGAGCCAATACTATAAAATTTATAGTTAAAAAAATTAATAGAGGGGCAGTGAAAACTGCCTTTCACTTTCAAAAAGGAGCGATTATGAGAACCTTAAATATAGATATAGAAACATTTAGCTCTGTTGATATTACCAAATCTGGCTCATATAAATACGCAATGAGTGATGATTTTCAGATACTTTTATTTGCATATTCTATTGATGGGCAAGATGTAAAAATAGTAGACCTTGCCCAAGATGAATCTATTCCGGGAGAAGTATTAGAACTTTTGAAAGATAAAGATTGCATTAAGTATGCATACAACGCTGTCTTTGAGTGGCGGTGTTTAAATACGGTAGGAATAGAAACTCCATTAGAACAATGGCAATGTACTATGGTACATGGTCTTTATTGTGGGTATACAGCAGGTCTTGCTGCAATAGGTAATGCTATGGGTTTACCACAAGATAAGAAAAAATTAACAACAGGAAGTGCTTTAATTAGGTATTTCTGCATACCTTGCAAAGCTACTAAAAGTAATGGGAATAGAACTAGAAACTTACCTCAACATGCACCAGAGAAGTGGGAGCTTTTTAAAGAATACTGCGTACAAGATGTAGTTACAGAAATGGAAATAGGTAGAAGATTAAGTGCTTTTCCTGTTCCTGACAGAGAGTGGAAACTTTGGCAACTAGATACCTTTATGAATGCTTATGGAGTTAGAGTAGACAGTGAGTTAGTAAATGGAGCTTTATACATAGATGCATTATCAAGGGCTAATTTACTAGAAGAAGCAAGCGAAATAACTAAACTTGATAATCCTAACTCTGCTAAGCAACTATTAGAATGGTTAGAAGAAGCAGGAGAGGAAGTTGAAAATTTACAGAAAGCTACTGTTGAAAAATTAGTAAGCACCATGGAAGAAGGAAAAGCTAAAAGAGTTTTAGAAATAAGGCAAGAACTTTCTAAGACATCCGTTAAAAAGTATAAAGCTATGGATGAGGCTAAGTGCAATGATGACAGAATAAGAGGGCTATTACAATTCTATGGAGCTAATAGAACTGGTAGATATGCTGGTAGATTAGTTCAAGTACAGAACCTACCTCGTAACTATATAGAAACTTTGGATATAGCAAGAGATATTATTAAAAAAGGTGATGGAGAACTGCTAGAGCTAATTTATGGAAATATCCCAGATACATTATCACAACTTATTAGAACAGCTTTTATTCCATCGGAAGGTAATCACTTTGTTGTATCAGATTTCTCAGCAATAGAGGCAAGAGTTATAGCATGGCTTGCTGGTGAAGAATGGAGAATGGAAGTATTCAAAACCCATGGAAAAATTTATGAAGCCTCAGCCTCTCAAATGTTTGGAGTACCTATCAATACAATAGCAAAGGGCAAAGAAAACTATCATTTAAGAGCTAAGGGAAAAGTTGCAGAACTTGCACTAGGTTATCAAGGTAGTGTTGGAGCTTTAACTGCTATGGGTGCGGCTGATATGGGGCTGACTGATGAAGAAATGAAAGATATAGTTACTAGATGGAGAAAATCATCTAAAAGAATTGTGGAGCTGTGGTATGCATTAGAGAATGCTTCTGTTGAAGTTTTAGAAAAGGGAGAACCTCAAATGGTTAAGTGTGTGAAGTTAGCAAGAGAATATGACTTTATTTATGGTCAAGATTTTTTCACAATAGCTTTACCCAGCGGGAGAAAACTTTTTTACCCAAAGCCATTTTTAAAAGAAAATCAGTTTGGACAAATGCAGATGCATTATATGGGTATTAACCAAACAACTAAGAAGTGGGAAGTTATCCCAACTTATGGCGGAAAATTAACGGAAAATATTGTGCAGGCCATAGCGAGAGATTGCTTAACTGAAACACTTTTAAGAATAAAAGCAAAAGGGTGGCCAATAGTATTCCATGTTCATGACGAGGTAATACTTGATGTTCCAATGTCAGTTGAGTTAGAGGAAGTTATACAAACTATGACAGAAGAAATAAGTTGGGCTAAGGGATTAATATTAAATGCTGCTGGATTTACTGGTAGTTATTATATGAAAGATTAGGAGGAAATTATGGCAGATTTTTATGTAGATTCTAGTGGATTTAAAAGGTATAAAAATTCTAAGAGATTAATGTATAACCCAGAACTATTTCCTAATCACAAAACTAAATGGAGCAAAGAAGATGAAATAGATTTAGTAGGTTATAGACAAACAATGAAATGGGAAGATATAGCCTTAATGCTGGGAAGAACTCCTGGCGTATGTATGGAAAAAATGAGATCCATTAAAAGAAATGGAAAATATAATTTATATTTAAAGAAATTCAAGGAAATTTAAAGGAGAAAATTATGGAAATAGGAAAAAGAATTAAGGAATATAGAGAAAAGAACAGAATAACACAAAAAGATTTTGCTCAAAAGATAGGTGCAACTCAGTCATTTTTATCCCTTGTAGAAAAAGGAAGTGTAGATATAGAAACTTCCACAATGCTAAAAAAAGTAATAGATATTATTGGAGAAGAAAATACAGAAAAAAAGGTAGATAAGTTAATGGGAGCTTTGGAAAAGAAAGTGGATAATGTAAATAGTCCAAGCCATTATAAAATACCAGGTTGTAATTTTGAAAGTATAGATATTATTAGAGGAAGATTAGGAGATATAGGTTTTATGTTCTTTTTAGAAGGAAATGTAACTAAATATCTTATTAGAGCAGAGAAGAAAAATGGTAAAGAGGACTATCAAAAAGCTAAAAAATATTTAAGCTGGTTAATAGATATGAAAAAAATAATACCTCATGAACTAGCTTTAAATGAGAAAGAAGAAATAGCTAAAAGATGTCAATCCAATTGGCTTAATATTATGGGTGGAATAACACAAGATATGAAAGCTAAGAAGGCTTTAATCTTAAATGAAATTTTTAATCAATTATTCAGTGCTAAATATGAAGAAGCCACAGATTTGATAGATAAATTGCTTGAAGAATAAAAGGAGATAACAGATGGAGAACTCAAGAAAATTAGTAATATCAGAAGCAAATAACAGATTATCCAAGCAGTGGGTAACAACTGAAATTACCTGGTCTGAATTTGTGGATAGATTAGGAAAACCAAAAGTAACAGCTGAAACATTAGATGAGTTCTTATCTTATTCTAAGTCTAAGCAAGATGATATTAAAGATGTTGGAGGTTTTGTTGGTGGAAAGTTAAAAGGGAATCTAAGAAGAAGCGAAGCAGTTGAAAGCAGAAGTTTAATAACTCTTGACTTAGACAACCTAGCTTATGAAGATGACACTAAGATTATAAAAACTCTTAATAGTTTAGGTTGTGCATATGTAGTGTATAGCACTCGTAAGCACCAAACTACTAAGCCAAGAATAAGAGTTATATTTCCATTAGCAGAAGATGTTACAGCAGAAGAGTATGAACCTATTGCAAGAAAGGTAGCAGAGTTCATAGGGTTACGATATTGTGACCCTACTACCTTTCAAGCTGTCAGGTTAATGTATTGGCCAAGTCATTCTATTGATAGTGATTATGTGTTTACTTATGCCGATAAACCTATGTTAGATGGTGCGGCCATACTTAATATGTATGTAGACTGGAAAGATGTAACAAGCTGGTCAGAAGTTCCTGATGCACAAAAACTCCATCAAAATATGTTAAAAAAGCAAGAAAACCCCTTAGAGAAAGAGGGAATGGTAGGAGCATTTTGCAGAAGGTTTAACATCTATCAAGCCATAGATGAATTTTTACCCGGAGTATACGAACCTTGTGATGTAGCTGACAGATTAACTTTTATAGGTGGAAGTACTACTGCTGGAGCTATTATATATCAAGATGGACTTTTCTTATATTCTCACCATGCTACTGATCCTTGTAGCCAAAAATTAGTAAATGCTTTTGACTTAGTAAGATTGCATAAATTTGGACATTTGGATATACAAGCAGAAGTTAATACTCCTGTGGCCAAACTACCTTCTTGGCTTGCTATGAAAGAATGGGTAATGGCAAGGACTGATGTTAAAAAAGATTTATTAAAAGAAAGACAACAAAAAGCTATTGCAGAATTTTCAATAGTAGATGATAAGAATGAAGAAGTTCTGGAAGGCGAAATAGTTGAAGATGATGACAACTGGAAAGATGATATTCAGTATAGTGCAGATGGTATGAAAGCACTTAGCACTCTGGCCAACATAATTTTAATTCTAAGAAATGATAAAGAATTAAAGTTTAAAATTTTTAAGGACATCTTTTCTTCTAGGATATTAGTAAGAGATGGAGTACCTTGGGACAGAAAATTTGAAACCCCTGACAGAATTTGGAACGATACAGATGATGCTGGACTTAGATGGTATTTAGAAAGTTTTTATGGAATCACCTCTACAAATAAAATCATAGATGGAGTTAATCTAATTGCAGAAGAAAATGCTGAAAATAAGGTGGCGACAAGGCTTCAATCTACACAGTGGGATGGAGAAAAGCGATTAGAAACTTTATTCATAGATTACTTAGGTTGTGAAGATAATATTTATACAAGAGAAATATCTGAAAAGTCCTTAGTTGCAGCAGTGAGAAGGGCTATTTATGGAGGAATTAAATGGGATAATATGCCTATTTTAATCGGGCCACAAGGAGTAGGTAAGAGTACATTTTTAAAAATATTGGGTATGGACTGGTACAATGATAGTTTAGTAAATGTTGAAGGTAAAGATGCTTGTGAGTTAATACAAGGTAGCTGGATTCTTGAAATGGGGGAACTTAGTTCATTAAGAAAGTCAGAGTTGAATCTGGTAAAAAACTTTTTAAGTAGAACAGATGATATCTTTCGGGCTTCTTATGGGCGTAGAGCCCAAAAATATCCAAGAAGATGTGCCTTCTTTGGAACTGCAAATGATACTAACTTTTTAAGAGATGAAACTGGAAATAGAAGATTCTGGCCAATAGATTGTTTTATATATAGTCCCAAAAAATCTATATTCAATGATTTGAAAGATGAATTAGAACAAATATGGGCTGAGGCTTGTGAACTTGCAAAGAATGAATTTTATAGTTTGGTTTTATCAAAAGAAGCCCTAGAATTAGCTATAAAAGAACAGGAAGCACATTTAGAAGATAATGTATACAAAGGTATTATATTAGATTACTTAGATAAGAAAATACCTAAAAATTGGAATACTATGGATTTATTTGGAAAAAGAACTTATTTAGATGAGTATGAAAATAGCAAAGAACAATATGAAGAAGCAGATCTAATTTTAAGAGATAAAGTCTGTGCAGCTGAAATATGGGAAGAAGCACTAAAAATGGATATTAGATACTTGAAAAAAAGTGACAGCATTGAGCTTAATAAAATATTGGCAGCCTTATACGACTGGGAAAAGATGAAAGGAACAGCAAGATTTGGAAAATATGGTGTTCAAAGAGGTTTTAAAAGAAAAATAGAATCTTAAAATTTTTGTAGTTTTTAGAGTGTAACTTTCTTTAAGATGTAACTTTCTCAAAATTTTGAATGTAACATTCTTTTTCATAGTTACATAGAAAGTTACATAGAAAGTTACACGAAAAAGTATTGATATTAATAGTTATATTATATATTTGTAACATTGTAACTTTCTTTTCTATATAAATATAAATAAATAAAGAATATAAAGGGTATATATATTCTATAAAATCTATAAATCCTATATTATATATATCTATATAAGAAAAAAACCTTAGAAAGTTACACGACAGACAGGAGAAAATTTTATGAAAAAAAGTGAAAGAGAAATTGAAGCATATTTAATCAGAAGTGTAAAAAATAAAAATGGGCTTTGTATGAAATGGACCTCTCCTGGAAATGCGGGAGTGCCTGATAGAATAATTATTATTCCAGGAGGAAAAGTTTATTTTGTAGAGTTGAAAGCGGAAGGTAAAAGAGAAAATTTATCTCTTTTGCAGAAAAATTTCATACGAAAATTAAAAAGCTTAAACTGTGATGTGAGAGTGATAGCCTCCTTCAAAGAAGTGGATAATTTTATTAAAGAGGTGATATATGATGAAGTTTCATCCACATGAATACCAAAAATACTGTATAAATAGAATGATAAGTGATGACAAATTGGGACTTATGCTTGACATGGGTTTAGGAAAGACCATTATAACCTTAACAGCAATATCGGATTTAAAATTTAATAGATTTGAAGTTGGAAAGGTTTTAATAATAGCCCCTAAAAAAGTCGCAGAGGCTACCTGGACAGATGAGATAGCAAAGTGGGACCATTTATCCCTACTAAAAACATCTCTTGTTTTAGGAGGCTTACAGAAGCGTATAAAGGCACTTGCAAAAACAGCGGATATTTATGTGATAAATAGAGAGAATGTAACTTGGTTAGTTGATTATTATAAAAATGCATGGCCATTTGACATGGTGGTACTTGATGAGTGGTCTAGTTTTAAAAATCACCAATCAAAAAGGTTCAAAAGTTTAAAAGTTATTAGAAATAAAATATCCAGAATAGTTGGACTTACTGGAACACCAGCACCAAATGGACTTATAGACTTATGGGCACAGTTGTATTTACTGGACCAGGGAGAAAGACTTGAAAAGACCATTGGGAAGTTTAGGGAAAGATATTTTGAACCCAGGCAAAGAAACAGAACAGTAATTTTCAACTATGATGCCAAAGAAGGATCCAATGAAGCTATACATGAGAAAATAGCTGACATCTGTATATCTATGAAAGCAGAAGATTACCTGGAACTACCCGACATAATTTATGAGCAAGTTCCAGTGGTTTTAGACAGTAAAGCTAAGAAGTCTTATGATGAACTTGAAAAGAAAGCAATACTTGAACTTGAAGATACTGAAATAACAGTTGCAAATGCAGCAGCATTGTCTAACAAATTACTACAATTAGCAAATGGAGCAGTGTATGATGAAAATAGAGAAGTCTTTAAGGTTCATGAATGTAAAATTGAAAGATTTTTAGAATTGATAGAACAATTAAATGGGAAACCCGCACTTGTATTTTATAACTTTCAGCATGATAAAGACAGAATATTTGAAGCCTTAAAAGATTCTAAACTAAGAGTAAGACTTTTAAAAACACCACAAGACCAGTTAGACTGGAATGCAGGAAAAATAGATTTGTTATTAGCACACCCTGCTAGTGCAGCTTATGGACTCAACTTACAAGCAGGTGGAAATCATGTGATATGGTTTGGGCTTAATTGGAGCTTGGAGCTATATCAACAAGCTAATAAGAGATTACATAGGCAAGGACAAACTGAAAAGGTTATCATACATCACTTAATCTGCAAAGAAACAAGAGATGAAGATGTAATGGAAGCCTTGCAAAATAAAGGAGATGTTCAGGATGCACTTGTTGAGAGTTTGAAAGTTAGAATTAAAAGAATTAAGGAGGAAAATAGAAAATGAAGTTAAGAGCACCCAAAAATTTTGAAGATATATTAAAACTGCAAAAGCATTTAAATAGAATTAGATAGGAGGGCTAAAATGACAGATGAAGCAGAATTATTTTATAAGATTAAGAGCAAGCAATTTGAATTAGATTATAATAATTCTTTTGATAAAGATATAAGAAAATACTCTAAAACAAAAGGACAAATAGAAGCATTAGAATGGGTAAAAAGATTAATAGCAAAAGAAAGTGAAGATGAAGATTTAGAAATTGATAACTCTATTATGCTTGGAAAGGAATGGGATTAATATGACATTAGAACAAATAGTAAAAGATTTAGAAAAACAAGGATATATTGTGAAAACTATATTTCCAATACTGCCAAACAGTTTTGGATTTAATGATAATTTTGAAAATTTAATCAATGATAATGGTTTTTGGTTGGATGATATTAAATACCCAGAAGGAGAAGAACCAATAAGCTTTGGAGAAGATATTGAAGATTTTGAATTCACAACAGAGGATTTTAACAATATCAAATGGAATGGCTATAATTGGTTGGTTGTTGTAGATAGAAAAACAGGAGAATATTCTGGAACTTCATATTTACAGGCATACAAAGATATATTTAATCTTAAAATGGAGGGGTAAAATGAAATCTAAATATCCAATTTCTTGTGAACATAAACATTGCGAATGGATTAGAGAAATAGTCAAATTCACATCGCTAAGAGAGGATAAATGCTATTTAATTTGTAAAGATTGTGGAAAAATAATATATGATGCTTTAAAGGATTATGAAAGAAGGATGTGGAAATAATGGCAACAAAAGAACAGAAGATAATTTTTAGGAAGATGGAAGACATCTTGTATAGCTATAATAAATATATAAATAAAATAAAAAAAGACTTAGAGTATTTTAATAATCCAATTCTACTAAAAAACTACAAGGTAGAAAAGATTTCTGGAAGTGGCTTTATGGAAGTTAAATCAGATATGGAGAGAATAGAAGAACTAAAAGTAAGAATCTCCAACGATATTAGTAGACATGAAGAAATACTGTTTAGGATTGATTCTGCATTGGATATGGTAAAAGACCACAGGGATTATTCTATTATTGATATGAAGTATTTAAATAATATGAGTTATGAAGATATTTCAGAAAAATTAGGGGTATCACTTAAAACAGTTTATGGAATGAGGAATAGAATTTTAGGAGCTTTAGAAATACATTTTAAGTTACAAAGATTAATAGAATTTTAGTAAAGGTAAAAACAGGGTAAAAATAGGGGTATGGTAAAGTAAAAAATAATGTGGTAATATGTTAATATATGAAAAGTTTAAATGAAAGTTTAAATTTTTTGTTTCTCTCCCCCCAGAAGAGACAAGTTATTGACTTCTTGTAAAAAAGTCTTTTTTATTTTTTGAAAAAAGTTGTATAATAAAAATATAAAATTATTTTCTGGGGAGAATTTATAATAATGTCAAATAAAATAACTAACCGACTTTCTAAGAGGATGGAGCATGAGTTAGACAAATTAGATATTAACGAAAAAAAGAATCCAATTAGAGTTACAAAAGGGATTATTGTATTTATATCATTTATTGGTACTTGGAAAGCATATAATTCTTATTCTCTTTTTGAAACATTGTTTCCATATTCATTAATCGCTATGTATGATTTATGTGTATATTCAATTTCAACCAAAAAAGATAATGCAACTTTAAAAATATTTTTAAATATTGCAAGAACAATATATACTTTTGTATTTTTTGTTTCAGGAATTGGTTTTTTTAATTTATTAGTAGTTAGTGATGAAGATATGATAGTAATAAAGTTAGGAGAGAAATTAATAAAATTTGTTCCTTATTATTTTTTATTTTTGTTAATTGTAATTTATCATATTCTACTTGAAATAGAATTGTTTTTACCATTAGAAAGGAGAGAAAAATGAATAAATTATTAGGAGGATTTTTATTCTTAGAAGTTTCTTTTTTACTCGGTATTTTTATTAGACTCAAAGTTGAGAATATAAAATTAAAGAATTTTACAATTTTTTTAATTTCATTAATAAGTTCAATTTCTATATTTATAATTCCTTTTTACCATTTAATAGTTCCTTTATTTGTATGGTTAAAAACGAATAATGAAACCAAAGGAATATCTAAAAAGAATTATTTAAAGAGTTTTTGTATATATATAGTATTAGCTTATAAATATTCTTTTAAACTACTTTTCTTAAAATTTGATTTAATTATTAAATCACTTATAGTTTCTATAAAATATACAATTTTAAATAATAATAAATTTTTATTTTCTAAAAAGAAAACACCTTATATGAAAGAAATGAATAAGATATATTTAAAAGCATATATAGCATAAATTTCAAGAGAACTCAAAAGGTTCTCTTTTTTGGTAAGACATTAAATATATAATTACATCAATACTTCTGTGGTTCGTATGAACAAGCTAAGGCTTTTACAGAAGTATTTTTTATTTAGAGAGGTTTTTATGAAAACGTATAAAAAACATTTTGATATAGGTTTTAGAGATGGGCCAGTATTATTTGTACTTGGTAAATTACATATAGGAAGCTATATAGATACACATACAACCTTATTAAATAAGGTGCTAGGGCTAAATTTAGAATTTGAAACAGTTGAAGAAAGTTTAGATATAAACAGAAATTCAGAAGAAATAACGAGATTTAAGGATATTGAAGGGCAGGTTTTATTTGGAAACTTAGCACAAGGCACTATATACTGGGAACATTTTAGTAATAAGAAGTTATTGAAGAAAGTTGAGAAGTTAGAACCTAATTATAGGCATAAAATTTTAGCAGACGTACAAAAGCGAGGATAATTGGAGGTGAAGTAGCATTGAAATTAAATACAAGACAAAAGGCTTTCTGTGAATATTATGTAGCTTGTGGCAATGCTACTGAAGCTGCAATAAAAGCTGGATATAAAGAGAAGAATGCCAGAAAAGTTGGTAGCGAAAACTTGACAAAAACGGACATAAAAAGCTATGTAAAAGAATTAATGGATAAAGCAGAATCTGAAAGAATAGCATCTGCTGAAGAAGTTTTACAGAATTTAACCGCAATGATGAGAGGCGAAATACAAGAAGAAGTTGTAGTAGTAGAGGGTGAAGGAGATGGAGTTTCTTCTGCAAGAGTAATGAAAAAACAAGTATCAGCTAAGGAAAGAATAAAAGCAGCAGAACTTTTAGGAAAAAGACATGCTCTATTTACTGATAAAACTAAAATTGAAGGAACTTTGCCAGTTATGATTGTTGGTGAAGATGATTTAGATGAGTAAATTTATAAAAATAAGTTTACCTCAAATCGTCGGAAAGGGTTATAAATCGTTTTGGAACTTCAAGGGTAGGTATAAGGTAGTTAAGGGGTCAAGAGCTTCAAAAAAGAGCAAGACAACAGCTCTATGGATAATCTATAACATGATGAAATATAAGAATGCTAATACTCTTGTTGTGAGAAAAGTTTTTAGAACTCTGAAAGATAGTTGCTATTCAGATTTAAGATGGGCTATTAATAGATTTCAAGTTCAAGACTACTGGGAATTAAAAGAAAGTCCACTTGAAATGACGTACAAACCAACTGGGCAAAAGATTTTATTTAGAGGTTTTGATGATCCATTAAAGATTACATCAATTTCAGTTTCAGTAGGTAGTTTGTGTTGGTGCTGGGTAGAAGAAGCCTATGAACTAACAGATGAAACAGCTTTTAATATGCTTGATGAAAGTATTAGAGGTATTGTAGAAGAACCATTATTCAAACAGATTATTTTAACTTTCAACCCTTGGAATGAGCGTCACTGGTTAAAGCCTAGATTTTTTGATAGGATAGCACCAAATATTTTGGCTTTAACCACTAATTACTTGTGTAATGAATGGCTAGATGAGGCTGATAAGAAATTATTTGAAGATATGAAAAAGAATAACCCTTGTAGATATCAAGTTGCTGGACTTGGTAACTGGGGAATAGTAGATGGACTTGTCTATGAAAATTGGCAAGAGTTAGAATTTGATTGGAGAGAAATTTTAAATAAAAGGCAAAAAGCAAAAGCAGTATTTGGGTTAGATTTTGGATATACTAATGACCCTGCTGCTTTTTTTTGTGGAATATTGGACCAGGAACAAAAAGAAATTTATGTTTTTGATGAAATATATCAGAAAGGAATGCAAAATACAGCGATTTATAGCAGTATAGAAAAATTAGGTTTTAAAAAAGAAATTATAGTAGCTGACAGCGCAGAGCCAAAAAGTATAGACCATTTAAAAGGTTTAGGACTTTACAGAATAAAGGCATCTAAAAAAGGGAAAGATAGTATTAATGCTGGAATACAGTTTATTCAAGATTTTAAAATTTTTATCCATCCTAGATGCGTAAATTTTTTAACAGAAATTTCTAACTATGCTTGGGATAAAGATAAATTTGGAAAATCAATAAACAAACCCATAGATGATTTTAATCATTTGATGGATGCTATGAGATATGCACTTGAAGATTATATGAGAAATAATTCTGTAAGAACAATAGATAGAAATATCTTAGGAATAAGATAAGAGAGGAGGACTAATGGATGTACAGGAATTAAAAGAAGCACTGGAAGCATTTATAAAAGATGAGCTACCAGAACTACAAAAAATGGAAGATTATTACAGTGGAAAACATAATATTTTAAACAAGAAAGATAGAAGTGATAAGAAAAAAGATACTAAATTAATTAATGCTTATCCTGAGTATATCACAACTATTGCAACAGCCTATTTCTTAGGTAAACCAATTTCTTATGCTTTGCAAGATGATAAATTAAAAAAAGATTTTGAAAAACTATCTGAATATTTAGCAACTGAAGAAGAACAACAAGAAAATTTTGAACATGCTTCTAATTTAAGTGTGTTTGGAAAGTCTTATGAGCTTTGGTATATGGATGTAGATAAGACTATTGGAAATATAGTTGTAGATCCTAGGGATTGCTTTATTTTAAGAGATAAAACAGTTAAGAAAAATATAATTGCAGCTGTTAGATGGGATAAAATTAAAAATGAAGAAAATAAATGGGTTTACACATTAGAAGTTTATGATAGTACAAGTGTTACAACTTATGAATATATCAATGATAGCGATAAAAAAGAAGTTCCAACTGTAAAAGGTGAAACTAAATTACACGGGTTTAATCAGGTTCCAATTATTGAATTTTTAAATAATAAAAGGGCTAATGGAGATTTTAAAAATGTAATTTCTTTGATAGATGGTTACAATGAAGCAACTTCTACTGCTATTGATGATATGAAAGATTTTACAGATGCATACTTAGTTTTAATCAACATGGGCGGAACAGATGAAAAAGCACTAGAAGAAATGAATAAAAATAAGGTTATGCTTATTAATGAGCAAGGAGATGCTAAGTGGCTTGTTAAACAAGTAAATGATAGCTATGCTCAAAATAACAAAAATAGGTTAAACCAAGATATACATAAATTTTCTATGATACCTGATATGCAAGATAAAGAGTTTTCGGGGAACAGTTCAGGAGTTGCACTTGGATATAAGTTATTAGCATTAGAACAATTAGCGGCACAAAAGGAAATGTATTTTAAAAAGGCTATTAACCAAAGATTACAACTTATGATAGATTTCTATAATTTAAAAATTAGTCCAAAGGATATTAACCAAAGATTACAACTTATGATAGATTTCTATAATTTAAAAATTAGTCCAAAGGATATTCAAAAAGTCTTTACTAGAAATGTTCCAAAGAATTTGGTTGAAGCAGCAGATACAGCTCAAAAATTACAAGGAATAGTATCACATGAAACTATCTTATCTATTTTGCCTTTTATAGAAGATGCAAAAGTTGAACTTGAAAAAATAAAAGCAGAAGAAGATATCAATGCAGAAAAAGATATGAATACTCCAATTGGAGTTGGTGCTAATGGCTCAAAAGAATAGAGATTATTGGGAAGAAAGGCAAGTTAAAAGAGAAGCTAAGGCCTTTACTACAATACAAGATGTAGAAAAAGAGTATAAGATTGCACTTGAAAAAGCTAAACAAAATATAAATAAAGAACTTAGTAGAATTGGTACAACTTATATGAAAGACAATAATTTAAGTTATCATGATGCTTTGAAACTTTTAAAAGGTGATGATTATAAAGTTTGGAAAAAAGATTTACATGATTATTTGAAAGAATATAACAATCTTTTAAAAACTGCACCTTTGGAAGCTAAAAAACTTTATTTAGAAATAGAAACCTTAGCTGCCAGAAGTCGTATGAGCCACCTAGATAGTCTTAAAGCACAAGTTGATATGGAAATGGTAAAACTTATCTTTGGAGTTGAAGATAGTGCTAAGAATGCTTTAACATCAATTTATAGAGATACTTATACAGAAGTTACAAAAGATTTAGGCATTAATGCTATTGTGAGCAGAGATAAAATAAAAACAGTCTTAGATAGACCTTGGAGTGGTGCAAACTTCTCTCAAAGAATTTGGAGTAATACTGATAAATTAGCACAAACAGTAAAGCAAGAAATAGTAAATGGAGTGATACAAGGTATAAACTTACAAACTATGACTAAAAGAGTTTCTGAAAGATTTGAAACGGCTAAAAAGAATGATGTTGAAAGACTTTTAAGAACAGAAGTTAATTATACTTTAAACCAAGCTACACTAGATGGGTACAAAGAAGCTGGCATAGAAAAATATGAATTTAGTGCAACTTTGGATAGTAGAACAAGCCAAATTTGTTCTGAGTTGCACGGAGAAGTATTTGAAATAAAAAAGGTTGCAGTTGGTTTAAATTATCCACCAATGCATCCACGATGCCGAAGTACAACAATACCAATTATTGATTATGAAAGTTTAGTTAAACAAGGCAGAGATGAAATAGTAGAAAAAGAATTAACTCCTGATGAAGAATCTGCTATAATGAGATATATTGGTTCAGATTCATATAAAATAAATGAACCTTTAAGAAATGGAACGGAATTAACCCAAGACCAAAAAGAATGGGTTGAAGTATTGGATAGAGCACTTGAAAAAATGCCAGTGTATGAGGGAGAAGTTACTAGAAGTTTAAGCTTTCAATTACAAGGAAAAGAAGCTTTACGAGAATTTTTAGATGAATATAAAATAGGTAATATAAAAGCATATAAAGCTTATACTTCAACAACTGTTGGCAATACTTATAATTCTAATGGAGAAGTACAAATTAAAATTATATCAAAAACAGGTAGGGATATTAGAAGATTTAATGAAGTGGAGCAAGAAATTTTATTTGAAAGAAATAAAAAATTTAAAATTGTCAAATATGAATTTTACAAAGGGAAACATTATTTTAAAATGGAGGAATTAAATGAGTGATAAAAAAAATTTATTTAAAAATTCAAGATGGAATGATACAGACCCTGGAATAACGATTGGACACGAAAATACAACTTATGAAAATGAACTTAATGGTTTAAACGAGATGATGAAATCAGGATTATTTGATGATAATTGGTATGAAAAAAATTTAAAAATTATTAAAGAAAGATATGGTATTAAAGATTAATTTAAGAGAGGTTTTAGCCTCTCTTTTTTATTACAAAGAAAGGAGGTACAAAAATAATTATTGTCGTACTGAGGGACATTAAACATCTGGGAAAATAGTCACACAGGACTTTAAACAGGAGGATAAAATGAAAAGATTTAAACTTAATATTCAACAATTTGCAGAACCAGGAGAAGTTAAAACTTATACACAAGAAGAAGTGGATAAGATGATTGACAAAAGATTTGCAAGAATGAAAGCAGACTTTGAAAAAGAAAAAAAAGAACTTGAAAGAAAGCATAATGAATCTATTGAAGATTATGAAGAAAGAATTAAAAATGCTAATCTTACTGCAGAAGAAAAGCACAAAAAAGAAATTGATAAGATTCAAAAAGATTTAGATGCAAAAACTGCTGAACTTACAAAGATTAAGACAGATGAAATTAAAAAAGCAACTCTTACAAAATATAAAATACCAGAAAAATTCTTAGATAGAATTAGTGGAGTTACAGAAGAAGAAATAGAAACATCTGTTAAAGGTTTTGCAGAAGTAATGGGAGAATATGTAAAATCTCTTGGTGCTAGTGGAGTACCAGGAGCAATGAATGGCGGAAGTAATGGTGGAGCTGATAAAAAAGCTCAATTAGAAGAATTAAAGAAAAAAGCTTTTGAAAGTGGTTCTGATATAGATAGAGCTAATTATGTAAAAGCTAAACAAGAATTTGAAGCAGAAAATGCAGGAGGTAATGAATAATGGCAGGAAAAATAGACAAACAATTAAATTCAACAAATCAAGCAATATCAAATGATATATTAGATGAATTACAATTAGTAAATCCTAACAACTCACCTATCATGTCTCATATTTTAAGAGGTGGAAGAGTAAGTGAAGCAACATCTACAACTGTTGAATGGATAGATCACTATGAAAGAAAAGTAACATCTAGTTTAAAAGTTGCTTTAAATTCAGGAGCGACTGAAATTCAAGTAGTGGATGAAGATATCTTAGTTCAAGATGCTTTATTATCAATTGGAGATGAAATAGTTAAAGTTACTAAAGTAAAAATAGATAATAAAGCAGATGTTATAAGAGGATATGCTGGAACAACATCTACTACTGGAAATATAGCAGCAAATACAATAGTTCAAAGCTTGGGTATTGAGATGGAAGAAGGTGGAGAACTTAAAAAGTCTTCTGTTAGATTACCTGTTCACATCACAAACAACACAGGAATCATATATGAAGAATATGAAGTAACAGAAACAGCTAAACATCTAAACCCACATGGACAAAGTGGACTTTCTGTAAGAGAATTAGAATCTCAAAAGAAAAAAGACGAAATGTTAGGAATTATGGAAAATAAACTTTTAAATGGAGTTAAATATGTAAATGGTAAATTAAGAATTTCTGGTGGTATAAAATCTTTAATTAAAGAACATGGAATAGTTTTAGATGCTGGAAACCAACCTTTCTCTGTTGCTTTATTAACAACAGCTGTAAAAGCAATAGTAAATAAAGGAAATCCAGGAGCAGCAGATTTAAAAGCAGGTAAATATTTTGTATGTGTACCTTGGGATATAGCTATTCAAATAAATAACTTAAATAAAGATATAGTTAGAGCAGATATAAAAGAAAAAGTAACAGGAACTGTAATTACAGAAATAGTTACAAATGCAGGAGTTGTATCAGTGTTCCCTGCTCCATCTCTAGCACCTAATGAATTCTTATTAATTAACTTGAATGAAGTTAGTTTAAGACAATTATACCCAATAAAAGAAGAAGTGGGAGCTAAAACTGCTTTAGCCGATAACTATTTCTTGCATGGGGAATACGCACATCAAATAAAGAGTTTACCATTTCAAGTGCATGTTAAAAATGTAAAAATATCATAGGAGGTTTGTAATGGCAAAAGATAATAAAAAGCAAAATGAGGAAGTAATTGAAGAATTAAATGAAGTAGTAGAAGAAACAAAAGAAATAACTTTCCATTCTAGTTATAAAAATCTAATTATAGCTGGAACTTCCATTCAATTCAAAGATGGAATTTACTCAACCTCTAATGAAGCTGAAATAGAAATTTTAAAAAATAATAACCTAGTGACAGAGGCAGGAGAATAAAAACTTCTGCTTTTTTCATATTAGGAGGTTAGCCATGGAAGAATTACATAACAGAATAATTGAAAAAGTGAAAGAATTAACAACTATTAGCAACGAGGCTAAGTTAAAAATTCAAGTAACTATTTTAGTTAGAAAATCTTTAAATTTTATGAATAGAAATGATTTTCCAGTTGAACTCATAGAGCCATTTGCAGAACATTTAGCTTTAAAGACTATTGAAGAAACTGAAATAAAAGGCAATATTTCTAAGGTAACAGAAGGAGACACAACTATAGAATACAACACATCTAATAACACAACTGATGAAATGTTTCTATCTTTAAAAAGCCAATTATTTAGATTCAGAAAGGTTGGTACAGTATGAGTATTTTAGATAAGTTGCATAATGATAGAGTTACAGTTATTAGATCTGTTGTAGTAGTGGATGAACATGGTGGAGCTTTTGAAGAACAAAGAGAAATATTAAAAGATATTCCTTGCAGATTATCTCAGAAATGGTTGAGAAGTGTGATACCAGGACCAGTCAATAGCAGTTCACAAGAATATAAGTTGTTTGTTGGTTTGGGTGTAGATATAAAGCAAAATGACTTGTTGAAAGTTACAAGAAAAGCAGATGGAGCCATTTATATGTTCAAGGCATCTAAACCTTTGGCTTATAATATCATAAAGCACAAGGAAATAGTCTTAACAGAAGTATCTGAAAATGAGGTAGATTATGGAGCTTAAAGGGTTTGAAAAATTTGACAAAATTCTTAATGAAATAAAAACAGAAGCTCCAAAAGTTACTGAAAGATTTTTAATGTTGCAAGCAGAAGATTTAAAAAAAGATGTTAAGAATTTAACACCAGTTGACACAGGAACTTTAAAAAATGCTTGGCAAAGAGAAAGTGGAAAAAAAATAACAGGGAAAAAATTTACTCAGATTGTGTTTAACATGACTGACTATGCAGCACATGTTGAGTATGGCCATAGAATTGGAAGAAGTAAAACTAAATTTGTTAGAGGTAGATTTATGCTAAGAACAGCAGTGGCTATGAGACAAATTAAATTCTATAAAGATTTAAAAAATTTTTATGGAGGATTGATAAAGAAATGAAATGGATAGATATAAGGAATGCATTAAATAACATTATTTCTGAAAAATTAAAAGTAAATCCGCATAGTGAGGATATAGATAATGTCAAAAAGCCTTGTTTCTTTATAGATTTAGTCAGCTATAAAAAAGAATTTAATTCTGAGTACAGAGAGCTAAAAACAATAGATATTGATATTATCTATTATCCAAAAACTAATGGAAAGCTCACTAATGCTGAAATATTAGAGAATTTGGAAAATTTGGATAATGCTTTGGAAATAGAAGGTAAAAAGGTTTTGCATGTACTGGATAGATTTTTAACTTTAAGAAATACAGATATAAAAATTGTAGATAGAGTTGGGCATTATGTATTTACATTGAGTTTATATGACTTATATGGAAAACCTTATGATTATGAGTTGATGAAAGATTTAGAATTAAGATTTAAAGAAGGAGGTAGCAATTAATGGGAAATGAAGTAGGGCAAATAAAAGCAAGTCCAAACATTAATATAGAGTTTAAAACTCTTGCAACAACTGCTATTCAAAGAAGTGAAAGAGGGATAGTTTGCTTAATATTAAAAGATACTAAGAAAACTGTTAAATGGAATACTCTAAAAACAATAGCAGATTTAAAAGAAAAAGAATGGGATGCTAAGAATGTTAAGTACATTAAATTAGCAATGCACTATGGAGCTAAAAAAGTTTTAATAAGAGTATTGCAAACTGGAGAGAACTTAGATGATGTTCTAGGTGAATTTAAAGAAAGAAAAATGCACTGGTTAGCTTATCCTGGAGCAGAACAAGCTGATGACCAAAAACTTGTAACTTGGACTAAACAAGTATTTGGAAATGATGGTGCAATAGGAAAAACTGTTAAATATGTATCTAGCTTTGCTAATAATACAGACCATGTTGCAATAGTGGAGCTTGGAAATAGAGAGTTTAAATCTATTTATGGAGAATTTACAGCTCAAGAATATACAGCTGCAATAGCAGGACTTATAGCTGGAATGCCTCTTAATCGTTCTGCAGATAACTTTGTTATGAGTGACTTAACTGAAGTAGATTACTTTGAGCCAAAACTTGGTAAATTCTCTCTATACAATGATGATGAAAAAGTTAGAGTTAATTATGGAGTAAACTCAAAAACTACTTTTGATAGCACTTGGAAAAAAGACACAAGAAAAATAAAAATAGTTGAGGGAATGTGCTTTATAACTGATGATATAAGAGATACATTTAAAAATTATTGGCTAGGAATTTATATAAATGACTACAATAATAAAATGAATTTCTGCTCTAATGTTACTAAGGTTTATTTTAAAGAAATGGCTCCAAATGTATTAAGTGGAGACTATGATAATAAGATTGAAATAGACTTAGAAGCACAAAAGAGATTAATTGTTTTAGATGGAAAAGACCCAGAAGAAATGACTGAAATGGAAATTTTAAAATATCCATCTGGAGATGATGTATTTTTAACTGGAGATGTCAGATTTGCAGATACTATGGCAAATCTTAGCTTGGTTATAAAAATGTAATAGGAGGTAAAAATGGCAGATACAAATATAAGAGGCTACCATACCATTGCAGGTGCTCATGGAACTCTTTGGATAGACAATGAAAAAATAGCTGAATTTACAAAAGTAAATGCAAAAGTAACAGCTGACAGAAAAGATGTACAATTAGGGCTATCTGTGGATAGTAAAATTGTAGCTTTAAAAGGTGAGGGAAGTGTTACACTTGAAAAAGTATACTCAAGAGGTAAAAAGATACTTCAGAAATTAGTAAAGGGGAGAGATGTTAGAGTTAGAATAGTGACTAATCTATCTGACCCAGATACACCAGGAAAACAAGAAGAAAGAATTTCTCTTGATAATGTTTGGTTTAATTCAGTGGACCTAATTAATATTACAAAAGGAGAAGTTGTTGAAGAAGAGTATCCATTTGGATTTACTCCAGGGGATCTAAAATATGAAAATGATATAAAATAGGAGGTTTAGATGTTAGTTACTGCTGATGAATTATTAGGACATGCTAAAAAGAAAGAAAAAGAGTCAAAATTTAAAGTTTATATAAATGAACTGGATAGAGAAATAGAATGTAATGTTATTTCAAGAAAGGAATACACAGAATTAATTTTAGGAAATTCAGATGATGTTGATGCGGAACTTATCTATAATTCATGTGATATTTTTAAAGATGATAAATTGATAAGAAATTTAGATTGTTCAATGAATCCTTTTGATGTTGTAGGAAAAATTTTATCTTCTTCGACTATCTATGGATTAGCCAAAACCATTTTAAAAAAATCTAACATAGAACAAGGTAACCCTGAAAAATATGTGAAATTATTGGATGATGATATAAAAAACTAATTGAAAAGGATTGGAGGATTTTTACTATATCTGAGTATATAAAAAAAGGATATAGTTTAAAAGAACTTCAATCCTTACCTTTTACAGAGTTATATTTTTTATACCAATGTATTTAGTTTTTAATTTGATAAAAAAGTCAAATCATAGTACAATAATCTTAATAAATTTTATTAGGAGGGTACTATGAAAAAATTTTTATTAATGTTATTTGTTTTAATATCTACTTTAACTTTTTCTGTAACAGAAGAAGAGGTAAGAAACATAAAATTAAAACATTCGGAATATACTGATGTACAGATTAAAGTAGATGGAAAAAATGTTATTATTTTCCTAAAATTAAATGTAAAAGCTAGTGAGACAAATCAAGTTTCAAAATTTGTAATGGAAGATACAAAAACTATTTTTTCTTATTTTCAAAAAAAATATTCACCAAAGGATTATTGGGTTGTGGACATAAACTTTTTTATTCAAAATATGAAAGTTGCTAACACTAATGCTGCAAGTGAAACTATTGAGAAAATGAACATAAAAAGTCTAAATTTTAATAACGCCAAAAATAAATTAGATTCTTGGTATTATAATTGGGATTAGTAAAATTTTTATATTAAATGAAAATAATCAGCACTAAGAGGAGTGTGAAAGCTCCTCTTTTTTTATTGGAGGTGAGATTTTGGATCATGTATTAAGTGCAACTCTTGAATTAAAAGATAAATTTACTTCAAAAATTAAGGTCGCAGGGAAAGAACTTGATAAGTTTACTAAAAAAATGCACCCTATAAAAAGTGCAGTTAAAGAAACATCTAATAGTTTAAGAACAGGCATGTCAGATTTAAAAAACTTTGCAATAGCAGTTGGAGCTTTTAAGTTAGGTTCAGCTGTTTTTAGTTTTATAAAAGATGCCTATGTTGGATATGCTGAATTAGAACAGGTTTTAACAAAAAATAGGGCTATTATGAATGCTTCTCTTGAAGATTCTGCTAAACTAAAAGCACAGGCTATGGAATTAGGGAAAACTATGCCTTTTACAGCAAAAGAGGTAGCAGAGGCACAGATGTATCAAGCTATGGCAGGTATGAAAACTAATGAAGTATTGGAAATGACACCAAAACTTTTAAAACTTTCTATTGCATCAGGACAAGATTTAGCAAGTACAGCAGATATTCTTACGGATAACTTAACTGCTTTTGGCTTAGAGTTAAAAGATGCTGATAGACTTATGGATGTTATGGCTGCAACAGCAAATAATACAAACACAGATATTGCTGGATTAGGGGAAGCATATAAATATGTAGCATCTACATCAAGAAGTTTTGAAAGTATGGAAGAGGTAAATGTTTTATTAGGGGCTCTTGCTAATGCAGGTATAAAATCAGGGCAAGCAGGAAGGAATTTAGCTGGGGTCTATACAAGGCTTGCAAAGGCAACTCCTGATATGGACAAAGCTCTGAAAAAAGTTGGAATAACTCTTTATGATAATAATGGAAAATTTAAAGGACTTAGAAAAATCATAGAAGAAATAAGACCTAAACTAGCTAGAATGACAGAAGAACAGAGAAACTATTTCTTAGCTACTATTGCTGGAACAGAAGGATTAAGAGTAATGGCAACTTTATTAGGAACAACAGAAGAAGGAATGAATGCGGTTGCAAAAAGTATATATGAATCAGAAGGAGCTATTAACAAATATTATGATATTACAAAAGATACTCCTGAAAACAAGATAAAAGCATTATCTAGTGCTTTTGATAATTTTAAACTTACTATTGCCGCAGCAGCAGCTCCTGCTATAACAGGAATGGTTGAAGATTTAACAAAAAAAATAAATGAACTCGCTGACTCTGATACATTTAGCAAGGAAAATGTTGAATCTTTTTTTAATGCTATTAAAGAAGGAGCAAAAGGAGCTATGGATACATTAGATGCCTTGATGTTAGCATTAAAACCAATTATTTGGGGATTAAAAACGGTAGGTTGGGTTGGGGGTGCAGGTAGAAATATAGGACATGGTTTTTTTACTCCTTTAAGTATTAAGCAAACAGAAGAAGATACAGCTATTCAAGAAGAGTATCAAAGAATAGCTATGATGCAATCCACTAATAAAGAAGATGATGAAAAAAGAAAACAAAGATGGATAGAAAATAAAAAAAGAGAAGATAATTTTTACAATAGCTTAGACAAAGGAAAATCTTTTACAAGTGGTAGAATGCAAACCTTTTTAAAAGAAAGAGGTAGAAAAGTTGGAGAAAAAGTAAATCTATCAGATGAAGAGTATGAAGAAATGTATTACTATATTGGTGGTGGAAATAGTATCTATAAAAACAAGAAACCACAGGAAAAAATAGCACAAGAGAAAGATAAAAAAAGCACAACTAATGGTTATAAATATATTATAAAACCGCCAGAAAAGCAAAAAACAGATTTAGAAAAAGTCAGTGATAAATTAGGACTTAAAGCTCCTATATCTCCAATATCAACTACTTTTTCTCCTCAAGTAAATGTAAATATGGGGGGAGTTGTAATAAAAAATGAAGCAGATATAGAGAAAACAGCAGAAATGTCTAAACAAAAAATAATAGCAGAATTGAGAAATTTTGTACAAATAACCAAATAAGGAGATGATGTTATGAGACCAACATTTATCCTGGTAAAAGATAGCACTAATACTCCTTTTTTCTTTGTAGTTCCACCATTAGATTTAAGGATAGAGAGTGACCAGGATCTACAAATTATAAAAATAATTGACTTAGGAGAAAAAACATTAATTGGAAATAGAAAAGCCGAAAAAATTAGTTTTTCTACTTTTTTACCAAGTATGAAATCTCCTTTTTTTAATTTTGTTCTGTCTGCTGCTCCTACTAACTCTATGGAAACATTAAAAAAGTTAAAGAATGATAAGGAAAAATTAACTTTAATTATTCCAGAATTTAACATTTTCTTTAAATGCTATATCCAAACTTTATATTTTGCGGTAACTGAAAGAACAGGAGATATAGATGTTGAAATAACTCTTGTGGAAATAAAGAAAAATAAGACCTTATCTGATGTAGCAAGAGGATTATTAGAGAGGTAAATATATGGAGAAACTAAAAATTTATGTAAATGGAAAAGAATATAAAAATATATTTACTAGAGTTATTTGGAGTGGAGCAATTCACGGAACTGCAAGGAAATTAGAAGTTGAGTATCTAGGAGATATTATAACTAATATTGGAGATGAAATCATATTTTCTTATGAAGAAGAAAGATTGTTTTATGGTAAAGTTTTTCAACATTCCAGGAAAGGTGAATCTGAAATAAAAAGTTTTTATGCATATGACAATTCTATTTATCTGAACAAAAATAACTTTGTTAAGAACTTTTTTAAGAAAAAGCCATCAGAAATTTTAAAAGAAATTTGTGGAGAACTCAATTTGAAAGTAGGCAAATTTCCAAAAGATGAAGTTACTTGTACTTATCCAGCTATTGATAGAAGTGGATATGAAATTATATTGAATGCTTATACTATTCAACATAGAAAAAACAAAAAGATTTATTCTATTGTAAGTAATGAACAAGCAATAGATATAGTTGAACAAGGCACTTACACAGACGTTCTTTTGACAAGTGCTGACAATATTTCTACTTCTTCATATGAAGAAAGCATAGAAAATATGATAAATCAAATTGTTATCTATAAAGTAGAAAAAGAGAAGCAACAAATACTCAATAAAGTTGAAAATGCAGAAGATAAAAAGAAATTTGGTTTATTCCAACAAGTTATGCAATATGAAAAAGATGTAGATAATATAGCAAATGCTAAGGATATGCTAAAGAGTGTAGAAAAGAGTGCAAGGATATATTGTTTAGGAAATATCTTAATACAAGCAGGCTATAACATTGGAATACAAGAACCCCATACAGGACTTATTGGAAGTTTCTTAGTTAAATCAGATACACATATCTTTGAAGGAGAAACTCATTTTTGTAATCTTGAGTTAGCTTTTGAAAATGTTATGGATAAAGTGGAATTTGAGAATAAAGAAAAGGCTAAGAAAAGCAAAAAGAAAAAAGGTAAAAAAGCAAAGAAGAAAGACAAAATAGATGAGTTATTTCCAGAAGGGTGGGATAAAAAATGAGCGATTTAGGATTAATAATAGGTGATATGATAGGTCAAGCTACAAAAGGAACATCTATCATAAAGGCTAGTGTAGTTACTCCACCACCAAACTTGACAATTGAATTTGATGGGCAAGTTATACCTAGCAAGCAGATATATTGCAGTAACTACCTATTACCTCATTACCATAGAGATTATAAGATTGATGGAGTTATAGATGAAATAAAAATAGATGTATCTAGTTATGACTATGATAATAATACACAAGATGTTATGGGACATAAGATACTAAAATTAACTGGAAAAGGAAAATATGAGGGTAGTGGAACATATAAATCTCATAAAGACATTTGGTTTGAAGATACTTTAAAAAAAGGTGATGAGGTGCTAGTTGTAGTTTTAGGGGTATATTATGTAGTCATTACAAGGATAGTTAAAATGCCTAGTGGAGCAATAAAGGGGGTGTAATGTGGAAAAAGATTTTAATATTTTTCTTGAAAAAACAGAAACAGAAATTGAAGAAATGCCTGTTTTTAAGGAATACGCAATAGACTTTAAAACTGGTGAATATATCAAAGAAGGTAACGATGTAAAAGTTTTAGAGAAAAATGAAGCTTTAAAAGTATGGATATTTAAGGTATTAAAGACTGAAAGATTTAGATATACTGATGTATATAGCGACAACTATGGAAGTGAGCTAGAAACTAATATTGGTACTATTTATCAAAAATCTGTAAAAGATGCATTAATGATAAATCAAATAAGAGATACATTATTGGTAAATCCATATATCTTAGAATGCTATAATTTTGATATTTCTAATGAAGATGAATATGTTCCACAGATAACCTTTAATGTTAAAACTGTGTATGGGGAGCTAGAAATGGAGGTGTAATGTGAAAGATAGAATAGAATTAAGAAATAATTTCCTGGATAATCTTAAAAACCCACTTTCAAAAATGGAAGGTACTTTTAATTTTGACATTGCTGCAACTTTTGGAATAACAGCAGAAGAAGTTTACAAAGAGTTAGAATTTTGGGAAAAACAAACTTTTATTGATACTGCAACAGAAGATGAGTATGTTGATAAACATGCATTAATGTTTGGAGTAAAAAGGAGATTAGGAACTAAGGCAAAAGGCACTGTAAAAGTAACTGGAAGAGCAAACTCTGTTATAGAAGAAAATACAATATTTTTAAACAGGGATGGGATAAAGTACAAATCTTTAAGAAAAGAGTATTTAAGTCCAACTGGAATTGCAGAAATAGAAATAGAATGCCTTTCAGAAGGAAAAGTAGGTAATGCTGCAATAGGAGAAATTACAACTTTTGAAATTCAAAATAGCAATATTTATAGTGTTATAAATGAAAAAGAGATTATAAATGGATATGATAAAGAACCTAATTCTGTATTGGTTGCAAGGGCTAAGGAAAAAGCTACAAGACCTGCTCATAGTGGAAATATTTATGATTATGAACAATGGGCTAAACAGGTTGACGGAGTTGGAAAGGTATTAGTAAAGCCTCTTTGGAATGGTAATGGAACTGTTAAAGTTCTAGTTGCTAATTATAATAATGACATAGCTGATTCATCTCTAATTCAAAAAGTTAGGGAAAGAATACAGAGAGATGATGGAAGACCAGTTGGAGCCGACGTAACTGTTGATAGTTTTACTGCTAAAAATATAAATGTAAATATACAAGTTATATTGAAAGCAGGATATGCTTTATCTGATGTAAAAGAAAAAATTGAATCTCTTTTAAAAGCTGTAATAAAGACTGGAAGTGCTACATTTGAAAAAGCTAATAAATCTATATTATCTATTAATCGTTTAGAGAAAGCTATTTTAGAAATAGAGGGAATAAATGACAACTTTGTAAAAGTAAATAATTCAAATTCCAATTTAGAAATAGCAGAAGATGAGATATTGATAGTCGGGGCAGTGGTCATAAATGAGTGATAGATTAATAAAAAAAGTATCTAAAATAGCTAGAAACAGTTTACAAAAAGATTTAATTAGAACTTTAGATTTGATGTGTGAATATGTTAAAAATGATATACAAAAATACAAGGAGCTATTATTTATAGCTTTTTTTAATGAGCAGCAAGTAGCAAATTATGAAAGATTTATGGAGTTAGACTATAAAAATGGTTGGAGCTTACAAGATAGAAAAGACAGAATTATCTATACTTTACTATCAAAAAATATCTTTACTCCACAAGTTTTAAAAGAACAAGCAAAGATATTCACAAATGGAGAAATAGAAGTTATTGAAGATTATGGGGACTATTCTTTTGTAATTAAATTTACTTCTATTGTAGGAATACCCGCAAACTTAGATAATTTCAAGAATTTTATTTACATTAATAAGCCAGCTCATTTGAATTTTAGTATTGAATTTAGATATAACACGCACAATCAAGTTGCATATTTATTGCATAATTCTTTAAAAACTAAAACCCATAAACAAGTCTATGACACAAGACTTTATGAAGATAGTGCCGTGATTGAAAAATATCATAAACATATAGAAGTAAATAATTTCAAAAATGATGAACTAAAGACAAAAACACATAAGGAGATTTATGATGAAAGGAGATAGAAAATGTCAGATTTTACAAAACATTTAAGATTAATAAAACCTTCTGGGAATGAATATTATAATGTAGAACAATTCAATCATAATGCAGAGTTGATAGATAAAGAAACAGAGGATTTAAGTAATAAAGTAGCAAAAATTCAAGAAGGAGCAACAAGAGAAAAAGCTGGTATAGTACAATTTGGCACTGAGGAAGGAAAAGCATTAGAGGGAATGATGTTAGCAAGATTAGCAGGATGTATTGGTTGTGGTGGAGATATACAAGATGATATAGTTAAAAATCCTAATTACATCTATTATGACAGAAATACCAGAAAGATATATAAATGTTTAAAACAAAACCAAGATATTTCTGCAAATGTTGCTAATTTTATTCCTCTTGATAATAACTCACTTTTAGATAGATTGGAAAATTTATCAAGAAAGTCAAAGATGCTACTGTACAATGGAGGCTCACTAGTTCCAAACAATACCATTTCGAATACTATTGAAACTTGGGATTACTTTACATTTGGAATAGGAAGTGGTGTTGAGAACGGAAAAGATAGAATGTCTTTTTTGGTTTTTAATTCTGTAAGAAATGAAGGAGATGTTTTAAGATTTCAAGGGATAGAATTAAGATATAATAGTCAAAATAAAACTTTTAAAGTAATAAATAATGGTGGAAACTTATATTATTTCGAGCAACATTCTTGTTTGACGTAAATTAATTTTTAAATTTATTCAGTTTTTTATAGTTAAAATTGCAGATTTGAGTGTCTTATATATAAAATTCTTAAAAATTATATTTAAGAAAAAATATAAAAATGTACTTAAAAGCAGAAAATAAAACTATAAATTCTTTATAAATTTTCCAATCTATACACATTTTTAAATCTGCTTGTAGATGGAGCAAGCTACCTAAATTATTTTTTTTTGAAAGGAGAAAAAATGAAAACAATAAATTTTTATAAAAAAGATAAATTAATCTTTTCTGTTTATGCAGAAAGTTTAGAAGATGTCTTAAAATCACCTTTATCATACTTTCCAGCATATACAAGTGATGTAATAGTAACTGATGTATCTTATAAATACCCCATCTATAAAGATGACACACTAAGAGAAATGACAAGAGAAGAAAAGGTAAGAGCTGGAATAGATGTTACATTGGAAGATGGAGAAATCATAAAAGATAAGAAAATTATAACAGTACCAAAACCACAAGGAAATCCAAAGTATTTGAGTTGGAATAAAGAAAAAGGTTTATGGTTGTTAGATAATGAAAGAGAATACCAGGACTATATGAATCTAATAGATGATTTAAAGGCTAAATCATTGGCTTATGGTTTTGATTATAAAGTTGGAAATGAGGTTCATAGGCAAAAGTGTAGAGATAAAGATATAACTCTATTGGCTTCAAATGTAACTTTTATGTTAGCAGAAAAAACTGTTTATGGAAAAGAAAAACCAATCACTTGGTATTTTGAAGATAATTTTGGATTAAAATTAGATTTAGAGCAATCTTTAATATTAGCTAGTTATGGAAAAACATTTACTCAGTCAGTATATGATACAGAGCATTATTTTAAAACAAAAGTTAATCCAAAAGAATTGACAAAAGCAGAATTTGAGAGCAAGAGAAAAGAAATACATAATGCACTAGCCAAAGGCTAATTTTAAGAGTTTCTATTATTAAAGGTAGTTTTATATAGCTACCTTTAATAAAACTCTATAAATAGGTTATTATGAGGTCATTTTAATAATTTTTATATAAAGAAATAAAGGAGTTGAGAAAAATGTATAAGTTTTCTAAAAGAAGTAAAAAGAAACTTGAAACAGTAGATATAAGACTTCAAAATCTTATGAATATAGCTATAAAAGAAAGTCCATATGATTTTGGAATAACTGAGGGTATTAGAACACTTGAAAGACAAAAAGAGTTATTTGCACAAGGCAAAACAAAAACTTTAAAAAGCTACCATTTAACAGGTAAAGCAGTAGATATAGCTGTATGGGTTAATGGAAAAGTAACTTGGGATTTTAAATATTATAAAGAAGTTGCTGATTGTGTAAAAGAAGTAGCAAAAAAGTTAGGTTATGTAATTACTTGGGGTGGAGATTGGAAGACATTTAAGGATGGTCCACATTTCCAAATTGAAAATTAATTAATAAACAGTCTGGCCAGACAAATTTATTATAAAAATTTTAGGAGGTATGAAATGGAAGCATTTGTAGAAAGAATGGTTGTGGAAAAAGATGAATTACAAGACAGAGTAACAAAATTAGAAAATTTTGTAAATGGAGAAAAGTTTAGAGAATTAAAAGGTTTGGAGCAAGTTTATTTAAAAGAGCAGCTAAAATTTATGAGAGGCTATTTAAGTGTATTAAGACAAAGAATTAATTTTTATAACAAATAACAGGAGGTTTAAAAATGAAAGATTTTATTAATCAAGCAATAGGGTATTTAGCAGGTTTTAGTATGGAACAATGGTTATGGTTAGCAATAGCAGGAATAATTTTAGTTTATCTTATTTACAATAGAAAACAGTATGTAAATCTATTTAGACAATCAGTTATTTTTGCAGAAGAAAGTTTTAATCATGGTGAAAATAGAAAAAAATTAGAAGCAGCAGTAAATTTTATACTATTTAGAACTTCTAGTTTACCTTGGGTAGCAAGAATTATAATTATTAAATTTATCAGTAGAAAAAGAATGGTTGATATTATAGAAAAGACATTACAAAAGTTTTCTGATGTCTTCGCAAATGGATATAAAGTAGATATAAAAGGAAATGAGGAAGATGGAGAAAACTAAATTAATCCTGGAACCAATTTCAAATGGTAAGGCAATTTTGCTAGAAGAGTATGTTTATGATATAAATGGGTACTTGATAAGAGTACCCAAATCTTTTATAACAGATGGAGCCTCAGTACCTAAAAGTCTACAATGGCTGTATAATCCTTATGGCAAATATATAAAAGCTGCTGTGCATGACTATTTATATAGTGTTTACAATAACACTGGTATAAATAGAACTCTTTCAGATAAAATATTTAGACATATTATGAAAGAAACTGGTGTTGATAGCAGAACTGTAAGAAGATTTTATAATGCAGTTAAATGTTTTGGGGAAACATCCTGGAAAACTAAATTGCAAAATGAGGGATACAAGGATAGAGCTATAATTGATAGAACTAAGGAGGCAAAAGAGTATTATAACCATTGGCATAAAGTGTTAGGGATTAGGTGA